AGCATCTTCAGCCCGTCGGCGTTCACGCGCACCTGGATGGTCCGCAGGATCTCCCACATGAAGGCCTCCAGGTGCGGTTGCAGGCCGGCGCCATCGACCTTGATGATGGAATCGCCCTTCTCGACGGCCCGGGTCTGCGCCCTGATCTGCTCGATCTGGGCCTCGGTCAGGTTGCTCTGCAGGCGCAGCGCCTCGTCGCGGCGCCGGTTCTCCAGCTCGATCTGGTTGCGCACCGCCGCGATCTGGGCGAAGCTGAGATTCGGATCCTTGAAGACTCCGAACAGATCGCCGAGAGACTTTTCCGTGCTGTTGACGGTGTTGTTGATCGACTCGAAGGCGGCCTGCACGCGCTTGGTGTTCGCTTCGAGATCTGCCACCTTGAGCGTGACGGTCGCCTCGATTTTCTTGATGCGCTCGTTGCTGGCCAGCTTCTCCAGCTCAAGGGCGTAGTCTCGCGCCGCCTTTTCGGCCTTGGCCGCCTTCTCGGCTTGCTTGTCGATGGAGTCGGTCGAGTCCTTGACGCCCTTGTTCAGGGCGGTCTGCGTCTTGATCAGCGCGGCCACGCCGCGGTCGAAGTCCTCGGCCTTGAGCTTGCCGCTGGCGAAGGCGTCCGTGAGCATGCCGCCGATGGCGTTGAGGTCCGCATTGCTGCGCACACGCTTCAGCGCGGCCTCGAACCCAGCAAGAGCCTGTTCGCCCGTGGTCTCCGGGTTCTCGAAGAGCTTCTTGATCGCGAGCGCGACCTGGTCGAAGTCATTGGCGAACTTCTTGGCGTTGACACCAAGGGTGGTCAGCGCGTCATCGACGGCTTTCCGGTTCTTGACGCTGTCTTCCAGGACCTTGTTCTGTCGGATCAGGCGCTGTGTCTCGGCCTCGGTCTGGTCGCCGGCAAACGCCGCGTCGGCCAGCACCTGGTTCTGGCGCAGCAGGCGATTGGTCTCGGCCAGTGACTGGTTCACCCCGGCGTCGAGCCCGGCGGTCGCCTGCTGCGCCGCTCGCTCGACGCGCAATAGGCGCTCTTCCATCTCCGAATAGGTGATGTCACCCTTCAGGAAACGTGCGATCTCTGTCCAGCCGTCTTTGTAGTAGCCGACACCGACAGTGGCCTCTTGTACAAAGCGGGTGAGTGCGTTGAGCTTGTTCGTCGCGCCTTCGATGACGCCGGTCTGGCCAATCGCGACGTAGAGCTTGTCGAGTGCGCTGCTGAGCCTCGCGACCTCGGCCTGGTACGTGTTGATGTTCCCGCCAGTGCCAAAGGTACGCTCCAGCTCGGCGGCGAACTTGGGCAGGAAGTCCGCGGCTGCGACCTGGCCCTTCTTGAGCATGTCGTCGAGCTCGGCGGTCGTCACGCCGATCGCACGCGCCGCGATGTTGAACGCGCCCGGCAACCGGTCGCCAATTTGGCCGCGCAGCTCCTCGGACTGCACCGTGCCCTTGCTGATGATCTGCGTGATCGCGTTGAGCACGCCGCTGGTGTCGGACGTGTTCTTCCCCAGCGTGGCCATGGCCGCGGCGGTTGCCTCGAAGATGCGCCGCGCCGGCTCGCCTTCGATCTGCGTGCCCTTGGATGCAGCGATCAGCTTGGCGTAGGCGTCGGCCGCGCCGCCAACGTCCAAGCCCAACCTGTAGGCCACGGCGCGCACGAACTCCAGTTCGCGCGCCGTGGCGGCGCTGTTGCCCGTCAGCGCGTTCAGCGTCAGGCTCGTGCGCTCGAACTGAATGTTCGCGTCGAAGAAGTCTTTGACGATGGCTGCAGCGCCAAGCGTGGCCAGGACGCGCTGCAGCGCGCCGTATGCGCTCACCGCCCCCGCCGTGACGCCCTCAGCCTTGCTGGTGGACTTGTTCAGGTCTTCGACGCCGGCAGCCCCCTTCTTGGCCGCCGCTTCGAGCTCGGCGGACCGCTGCGCGATGATGGCCAGCGCGTCCGCGGCTTTCATGCCACGCAGGCCCAGCGCGTCCATCTTCTCGCCCAGCGTGGTCGCGGCGGCGAACGCGCCGGCGTCCTGCCCTTGGAAGATGATCGAGACGGAGCGGATGAGGTCAGCCATGGATCACTTCTTCTCGGCTGAGCGCTGGTCGTAGTAGGCCGCCCACAGGGCGATCTCCTCTTCGCTCAGGTAGCCGTGCGGCACCAGGTCGGGCCGGTGCTCGTAGAGGTAGCCGCCTCGCAATTCCAGCAGGCGCATGGCAGCGCTCAGGCCGGGGTCGTCTGCGAGGCGGCGGCGGGCTTTACCAGGTCGGCGCCCAGGCCCGTCAGGGCGGTGATGTCGTTCGTGAGCTGCAGGAACTCGATGGGGAATGCCTCGGCGAGCTTCACCGCGACGGGCAGTTCGATCTTGGGCGCCACGCTGCCCATGACGAGCATCTCCAGGCGCTTGGCGATCTCGCCCGGCGTGTCGCCCGACAGCCCCAGCGCCTTGCGCATGGTGGCGACCTGGTCGGCGTTGGACGCCATCGCCTTGACGATGGACTCCATGCTGCCCTGGCGCCGGGATGCCTCCATGGCGTGGTGCAGCTCGGTGGCCGAGAGCCCGCGCACTTCCCAGTGCGCCGGCTCGCCCTCGGTGAAGAAGGCCGCCAGCGCGTCGACCTCCACCACCTTGCGGCGGTGTTCGAACTTCGCGCGCTCGAAGCGCTCGGCGTCGAAGCCCATCACGCGCCCACTTCGACAGCCGCCGAGCTGGCCGAGATCGTGCACGAGGCCTGCAGGCTGTCGCCGGCCGGGAACGTGCGGCTGATGCCCAGCTTGCCTTGCGCCAGCAGGTAGGGCGCCTTGTAGCGGTCGGGGAAGAACTTGAACCAGAGGTTCTCATTCTTGAGCGTCACCAGCGCGTCGGTCACGCCGTCCTGCAGGTAGGCCGTGAAGCTGCCCTGGTTCAGCGTGCTCGACGTGCTGCCCAGCGTGGCGCCGTACACCTGCGTGGAGCTGACGCTGTTGCTGGTCTCCGGCGGCACGAAGTCGCTGGCCAGGCTGATGTCCGAGAAGATCGGGCTGGCGTAGCTCGCGTAGACCTTCTTCGGCACCGTGCCGGTGTGGATGGCGGGCAGCGCCGACAGGAACGTGACCTTGCCGCTGGCGTAGTTGATGTCGAACAGCGGGAAGTCCGCGCGCTCTCGGTGGGTGCCGACCACCTGGAAGATTTCGGACGAGAGCACCACCGCGGCCGTGTTGCTGGTGTAGCGCACCTGCGCGATCTCCACCGAGCCGACCGGGATCAGCGGCGGGCCGCCGGCAGCCGCGCGGGTTTCGCTGAAGGCCGTGGTGGCGCCGTCGGTGCCAGCCACGGCCGCCAGAGCGCCGCCGCTGTCGATGGTGACGGAGACGACCTTTGACACCGCCGTCGCCGGGCGGGCGCAGGCCAGCGAGCCGGCGGCCACCGAGGTCACGACGCCGGCAAGGTTCAGCGTGCCGGCGGCCACCGCGACAGTGCTGTTGCTGGCGTGCGTGGTGACTGCGAAGCCGGTCAGCACGCCATTCGGCCGCACCACCGGCGTGTAGCCGCTGCGGCCCGACCACAGGGTGGCCGCGCTGGTGAAGTTGGTCTGGTCGCCGCTGTCGGTCAGGGCGGTCTGCGCGACGGAACTTTGCCCCGCCTCGTATTGAAGTTTCGCGTTCTCAGCGGTCGCCATGTCAGGCCTCCGGGGGGTGTTGCTTGGGCGGACGGCCGCGACGCGGCTTGTCCTGCTGCACCGGTGCCGCGGCAGGCGCGGCCGGCGCGTCCATCAGTTCGTGCTTGGTGGGGTCGAAGTGTGCGGCGCTGATCCAGTGCCAGCCCCGCGAGCCGTCGCGCTTGACGCGCACGCGGTCCGCGGAAGGAGCCCTGGAGAGGAACGCCGCGCTCACTGCATCAGCCCATCACGAGGGCGATGCCGTCCGGCTTCCAGGCCTTCTTGCCCCACACGGCCGCCACGTAGATCATGGCCTTGTTGAAGCCCTTGTAGACCGAGATTTCGAACACCAGGCCCGAGTGCGGGTCTTGCACCATCATCACGTCGACCGCGGCGTCGCCGCCGGCGGGCTTGGCCGGGGCGCGCATGGCCAGCTCGACCGCCGCCTGGTGAAGCATCACGTTGGCCGTGTAGCTGTTGCCGATGGTGATCTCGTTGGCGTCGACGCCGGCGATGCGCAGGCCGGGCGA